AGATGACCTACTTAGAACAGTTAGAGATAGTAAAGACTATTAATATCAGAGAAGGGGATACTATAGTAATCCAATGCCCTTTCTGTGGTGGATATAAGAAGCTAGCAGTCTCTAAAATAGATGGTCAACTAAAGTGGTTCTGTTATAGGGCAAGCTGTAATGGAAGAGGTATATACCAAGGTAGACGTTCTCTTCAGGCATCCAAAGACTATTTAGCCAAAGTATCTAATACGACTGCTAAGGTTAAACCATTACCTGAGATAACTACTTCAGTAGATAATCACAAACCAGCTATCGACTTCTTGAAGTCTGTGAATAGTCTAGAGGCTTACCAGAACGGATGGATAGATGTACGCTACGCACCAGCCGAAGACAGAGTAATGTTCTACGCAGACAGAGGGGCAGTGGGTAGATGCCTGAAACCCTATGGCCCTAAGTGGATGACTTACGGTGTCATCGAAGGCGGTGTACACGTAGGTGAGGGAACTAATGCCGTACTCGTAGAAGACGTACCATCAGCCTGTAGCGTGAGTAGACTAGACGGCTACGTAGGGGTGGCAATGCTGGGTACAAACTTGACTTCCGCAATAAAGCAGTCAGTTAGTTGTTACACTAATAGGTATTTAGTTCTTGACAAAGACGCTAACAATAAGGCACTTAATACAATCAGAAGAAAAGATAAAACTCTAAGACTGCGACTCACTGAGAAAGACTTGAAATGGCTCACTGGCGATCAAATACAAGCTGTGCTACGGTAAGGAGCCGTTACGCTTGGCGTTGGTTGCGGAAGGGTAACAACGGTAAGCACAACCGTAAGTTTGTGCGCTATCTAATTAAAATGCATCCATGCAGTATAATACAAGAATTTGTATCTACTTGGCAGAATCCCCCTAGCGGCCCACCAATTCATTCCCTATAACCGCTGCCATTGCGCAGTCGATCCGCTGCGTTAACAAATATCCGTCTAAGCTGCCAATACAGACGTTAAAGAAAAGGGAATGGTTTAATGAAAGCTAGAGGAATAGCTATAATCGATCTAGAAATTGAAGGGGGCTTCCGAGAAGCTGCTGCTGAGGAAGAAGCACTAGAGAAGCTGATTCGTGAATACTGTGAAAAGAACCCACGAGTAATCACCTATCAATGTGAACTAAGAGAACGCCGAGGTGAGGCGGGTGCTGTAGACCTGAGCAAGATGAAATTCAGAGCTAACTAACACTACTCACGTAAAGAAACTAATTAGCCCCTTCTGCAAAGTTGGGGCTTTTTTTATTTCACTAATTGGTCTACTATAGCACTCTATTAATTGTTAATGGATAGCGAAGAATGGACCAATCACTTCTTAAAAGCTGCCTTAACCACTCATTCTATGAGGAAAATAAGGCAAAACTTCGAGCATCCCTGTTCGATGAGACAATGAAAGATGTATTCGAGACTATTGTCTCTATGCACGACAAGTTTGAGAAGGACATCACGCCTCTCGAACTATTTACTTACTGGAAGTCTAAAAATCCCACATCGACTGGCGCATGGTCGGCTGAGATTGAAGACCTAGTAAATTCTATTTCCAATGCTGATGACATAGACAATGCCATTGCCACTGAAGTCATAGAGACACTCTGGCGGCAGCACATTGGCTTAGACATTGCTCAATTAGGCATAGCGATGTCTGAGGGCGATGCCACTGCAATGGATAAGCTGAACACACTACTAGACCGTGTTGCAGACGGATACCTACCCGATAACTTCAATGACTACATAGTAACAGATGATATCTACGAGCTATTAGCTACCGTATCAGACGACAATAGATTTAAGTTTAACATCGAGACCCTGAGCAGAAATGTCTACGGCATTGGGCGCGGGGAGTTTGGTGTCATTGCGGCATACTCTAACGTAGGCAAGACGGCATTTGCTATCAGCCTGTGTGCTGCACCAGAGGGCTTCTGCCAGCAAGGTGCCAAGGTTGGTTACATAGCCAACGAAGAGGTAGGTAAGCGCACTAAGCTACGTGCCATGCAAGCCTTTACTGGTATGACCAAAGAGGAAATGGACTTCGAGCCACAGGCCGCAGCCGCACGGTATGCAGCCATAAGAGATCGCCTTGTCTTCGTAGACAGTCAGGGGTGGGACGTACAGCAATTAGATGCGTTCCTGAGCCAACAGAAATTTGATGTCGTCATCGTAGATATGGCAGACAAAATAGCACTTACGCAGACATTTAACTCTGGGCATGAACGCCTGAGAGAACTGTACTACCGCCTACGTGAACTAGCAAAGAAACATAACGTGGCCTTGATCGGTCTATCGCAAGCGTCTGCCGAAGCTGAAGGCAAGACACGCCTTACTCCGACAATGCTGGAAGGCAGTAAGGTGGGTAAGGTAGCAGAGACCGACATCTTGCTGGGGCTAGGTAAGATGAATGACAAGGAGAACCCTGACGATCCTTCGCGCTGGATTACAGTGATGAAGAATAAAATCTCAGGGTGGCACGGCACAGTCATGTGTCAGCTAGATCACAAGACCTCACGCTATGAAGTATGAGGCCAAACTGCCATCTCACATTGAAGTAGAAATCAGGAGCTACGGTGTGATGGCTGAAAGAAAACAAGAGAAGGTAGTAGCACGAGAGTATCAGTTTAGACGGCCTACCTTCGACGAGCATGGGGAACCAGACTTTTGAAGAAACTAGTACTAGACTTAGAGACCACCGTCGAGCGTATAGAAGGGCGCATAGATAACAGCCCTAAGAACCCAAACAACAGATGTGTATCGGCACACTACGGTTGGTTGTCCGACACCACAGTAGAAGACGTAAATAATGACGTATGGTATCACAACGAGAAGCCATACCCTGACGGCATCGAGCGACTAAGAGAACACCTCGCAGAAGCTGACTTGCTGATCTGCCACAATGCAAAGTTCGACGTAGAGTGGCTACAGGAGATGGGCTTCGACATACCGCCTGAAGTTTTCGACACGATGATAGCGGAGTACTTACTCGCTAAGGGTCAGAACAGGGGTCTGTCGCTGAAGGACAGTGCCATCAGACGTAAGACTGAGAGCATTAAGAAATCAGACCTGATCGATGAGTTGTTTAAGGACGGCGTAGGCTTCGAGGCAATGCCGTTAGACACGGTAATAGAGTATGCCGAGGCCGATGTCCGAGCGACTGGTGAACTGTATCTCGCCCAGCAAGAAATCTTTGAGCGGGAACATAACCAGAGCCTGAAGAAAGTAATCCCGTTTATGAATGAGATGCTGATGTTTCTATGTGAGATAGAAATGAATGGCGTGAAGATAGACATGGACGCTCTACTAGAGGTGGAGAAGGAGTTTGAAGCCGAGAAGGTAGAACTGGAGAAGCGTCTAAATGAAATCGCTGAGATGGTGATGGGAGATGAGCCAGTCAACTTTAACAGCGGTGTCCACATGACCAAAGTCATCTACTCACGTGAGATAATAGACAAGGACGTACACAGGCAGACATTTAATATTGGTACGGATGCTGACGGTAAACCACTGAGACCGCCCTACATGAGTACCAATCAGTTCGTGGACGCTGTTCGCGCGACTACTAGAGTTGTATTCCGTAAGACTGCCCACAAGTGTAGAGACTGTAATGGCGTAGGTTCTATACAAAAATTTAAGCAGATCACTCGACAGAAGAATGGTAAGAAGTATCGCGTCCAAGGCGATCCCTACAAGAACCGTACTAAATGTAAGCCCTGTGGTGGAGTAGGTGCTATTTACGTATCTACTGGGGAAGTAGCGGGACTGAAAATGTCTCCAAACTCACCCTATGACGCTAGTATCAATGGTTTTAAGACTGATAAGGAAACTATTCAGTCACTAATACGTCAGGCAGAGCGCAAAAAGAATGATATTGCCGTAGAGTTCTTAACAAAGCTATCGCGCCTGAGCGCAGTGTCTGTCTACCTAGATAGCTTCGTCGCGGGTATCAAAAGAGGCACACGATCCACTGGCTTTCTTCACGCAAACTTTAATCAGTGCATCGCATCTACTGGTCGCCTGTCTTCGGGCGGTGGTATGTCCTTAAACTTACAGAACCAACCCAAGAGAGGCTTTCCTGTACGTAAGTGCTTTGTCAGCCGATTTCCAAACGGTCTATTGGTTGAAAGTGACTACTCGGGATTGGAATTTAGAACGGCGTGTGAGTTGTCGCGTGATGGTCAGGGCATTGCCGACATCATCGAAGGTAAGGACATCCACAGACAGACCGCGAGTATCTGCCTACAGAAGGCTCCTGAAGAAGTCAGTAAGGCAGAGAGACAGGGCCACAAGTGGGCGAGTTTCCAGCCACTATTCGGAGGCACGGGGGCGGGTCAACCAGATCACATAAAAGCATATTTTGATCGTTTCTATGAAATCTACGAAGGTATCTATACTTGGCACCAATCTCTTATGACAGGTGCGCTGAAGAATGGTACTGTTGAGACACCGTCTGGTCGCCAATACTTTTGGCCTAACGTCATACGTACTAGAGGTAATCGGGTCAGCAAAGCTACGCAGATACTAAACTACCCAGTACAGGGCTTCAGTGCAGACCTAGTGCAACTGGCGTGTATCAGAACTTTCAGACTGTTTAAGCAGAAAAACCTGCTATCTAAGCTGATACTTACGGTACACGATAGCATAGTCGTAGATACACATCCCGATGAAGAAGAAATTGTCAAAGAAATACTCACAGAGGCAATGACTAAAGTCGGCGAAGAGGCAGAAAAACGCTTTAATTACAACATTGTAGTGCCTTTAGAGATAGAAATAAGTCGTGGGACAAATTGGCTTGATCAAGATGAATACGCTTGATTGAAACACCTAACTAATGTATAATG